CCCAAATGGAAAAAGGAGTGAATTTCCTACATTCAAGGAAAATTTCCTTATATCAAAGGCTGTACTACCATCAACCAGTAAACCTGTACCTAGTTCTCCTAAATATTCCCGATGATGGATGACTGTACCTTCTCCTTTGTAACAGTTGCGTACTGTTGGGGGAGAGGTTCCCCCATTAATAGCTCCCATTAGAGAGTTACGTGTAGGAACTTTGTACTCCCCAAAACCCATGGCCGTCATAATTCCATGGGCTGCATAGCCCCCCAGTTGTGCTAAAGGTTGTGGAAGGAAAGTTCCTAACCCTGTGCTCACTAAGTGACCAGTTGTTGCTGAAACCCCACGTACAGGGGCTTTAGCTCGTGGCGCCTTTGGTTGTTTGCGAACAACTTTAGGCTGCGCTTTCTTTTGGACGTTTGCTTTACGTCGTTGTGTTCTCTTTTGAGTCGACATGCTCTGTGGCAATAGGTTTTTGTGGGGCTCCGCGGTCTTTACAAACTCCCCACTAAACAATTTCGTTACTATAGAATCTAGCAACAAATTTTCCATTTGAACATCACTAAGTTCTGCACTAAGCGCAATTTTCCAGGCGGGATAATTAAAAAGGACGTCCGAGAATTTCTCTCGCATCCACTCCAAAAACTTCCTAAGAAAACAACGAAACGTGCGATCTGTCCAACCAACCTGCAACATGCCGCATGCGCGAATGTACGTAAGCGTAGGTTCATGTTTGACTTTTGAGCCATGTGCTAATGATACAAGCAGCTTCTTGCAATCATAAATTGGAACGGGAACTCCTTTCAAATAGGTAGTCTTAGCTGAAAGATAATCCAATTCGCGGACATTGCGAGCGACCAATTCACCTGTTGTAGTGATTCCCAGAGTGGCCCATTGTGCGACCAGAGCCGCTCCATTGTAATAACCATGTGCTTCATCTGAAACTGTCCATGTGTTATCGTCCCCACATAAAGCAAATTCAGTGTGCTCACAAAAAGCTGCGTACGTGCGTTCATGCTTGG